TCTATAGTCAACTCCTGCTTATCATCAGTAGTAAATTTCTGGACCGTATCTGGAACATTGGTTAAAGCTAATGATGAAGTAGGATGTAATCGACGTGGAGCAGGATTTTCAGTCACTGGTGGACGACAATATCCAAAATTGCGCGCCACATCAGCAACGGCACCAGCAACCGTTTCAGTTGCAGTCGCATACTTTCCAATGGAAGGTACAGATTTTAACCTTCCCGCCGCTTTCGCTATAGCAGTGGCAGGTTTAGAAATAAACCCCTTAGCATTAGCTTCATCAACCTCACTACCAGATTGAGGTAAAATGGTGGAAGGATTCACCCGAGTCAATCCGGTATACGAAACTTCTTCACACCAAGCGTAAACATGTACAATCAAAGGGTCACCAGATCCATTAGCATGCTTAAGAGGATTAAAACTCCTAAAAATCATTTCGCCCATTTGACTCCATTCAGCACGAGTGATGTCCATATAATTATACCTCCAATAAAAAGGCAAAATGATATCACCTGCTGAAGAAGTAGTGGGGTCAATAAAAATATGAGGTCTCTGAGACTCTATAACGGCATCATTTGCCACTAAAGGTGAAGTGGCATAAGCATCAGGCACAGCAGCCGGATGATAAGAAGCCATACCTCGTCCAAAATAAAACCCATTACCATTAATAACAACCTTAATATGCATCTTGGCGCGTAACAACTTATAATTAGCAATCCTATTAATAACTTTAGGATTATTAAAATATAAAGACCAAGGATTGTTAATGGCATTCATAGTTCCACCTACTCCCCAAACAATTTGATCAATCAAAATAGGTCTCTTGAAAAAATCAGACAAGTCTGTATCGTTAGAATCTTGCATCATCATAGTTTCATCCATATCCCCTGATGGATCAACGCAATAAGTCTGATGTTGATCATCAAATTTGACATTCTGCGATAAAGCATCTTTTGATGACCGGATATTAATATCAAACATTTTACCTGATTGAGGCATGAAACTAATACATGATTCGTGTGACTGTACGGAATCCACCGCACTATCACTTTGTTCAATTACAACATTATTGGACGAACAAGTTTCCAATAATGGGTTAGGTTTGAC